AATATCTCCTTAATATCTTTATTGTAGTTTCTATTAGTCATAATTAGATTTTATATTAATTAGTTAAATTTTTTATTTCAAATCTTCGCCTATCTTTCCGTAGCCTTGTATGTCTACCCATGAATCTTTTAAGCTTGGATTGTTAGTTGCTCGTAATGCTTTAAAGGCAACCATCATGGCCACTGCATCTGATTTAGATATGCGCTTACCTAACATACTCGTCCAGATCTCAGACAATGCACCAAAAAATAACTCTGGTTTGCCGTAGTCTTCTCCCTTTTGTTCTATCAATTCTTCTACATTCATTTTTTTCTCCATTTTAATTTATTACTTTTTTCTAAATTATCTTTTGCCCACAAAGGTTGTAAATTTTGTAGTGACCAACATTGTTCCCATTCTTTTTGTTTTGTTAAATCAAAATTATCTTGCGGTATTACATGATCTATATGTATTTTTCCATCTTTAAACTTATTCCAGTCCATACCTTCAGTAAACAAAGACTCAAAATGTTCCATAAATTCTTTTACAGTAAAACCTAATACTTTACTTACAGTTTTTGAATTTCTTTTATTGTTAACCGAACTTCTAAGTGTGTCTCCAATACCATCTTTCTTTTCAGCTTTTGTTGTTTGTCTTCGTAATCTTTCTTTAGCATTAAATTCTACGTCTAAGTTATAACGCAAAGCATATTTTATTTTTGGGTCTGCAAAAAACGACCAACTTTTTTCTGGAAAAATAATACTTACAAAATACGAAAAATCTTGTGCACCAAAAACATCAAAAAATGGAATTAACCTTTCCGTAATTTGTTTTTTTTCTATATCTTGATCTTGATTAAAAATTTTTTGTATGTTGTTTATTTTTTTTAAAATGTTATTAAAAGTCTTACCTTTCTTTCTTGCATCATAAAACAAATAATTTGTCATGTTGCCATGTTCTTGTATGCCTTTTTTTATTGAATTAAGGGTTCGTTTCAATCTTTGTTTAGTTTGAAATTCTTTAGATCCATATCTACTTTTTTCTGATCTTTGTCGCCATGGTTTTAAGTTTTGTGCTATACAATTTTTACATCTTTTAAAATAATAATTCTGTTTTTTATCAAAATGGAAATTAATATTATTTAAAACAAAAAACTTTTTACAAAGATTGCATTTTTGTAATAATTGATTTTGAAAATCAAAATCATTAGAAATTGTTACAAAATCTCTTTGTTCCATCATCCTAGAAATGGGGTTATTGGCCCCACGTTCTTTACATCCTCTATTGTTGTTGGTTCTATAACTTCCGCACCAGGGAAGTTGCTCTTGATTGCATCCGTAAAGACAAATGAATCTTTAGGGATAAGTTTTAATAACTCTTTGATATGCCACATACTTTCAACGCATCCTTCTTTCTTTGCCATCGCCAATGCTTTTGGCATGTAAGCTTCATCTTTGACAACTAAAAAGGGAATACCATCATAATCAAACGACCATACATCACCCGTCAATTCTTCATGTCCATTCTTTGTGATGTTCTCTTCGCATTTGTCATAAGCTCTCAACATACCTTCGGCCATTGTTTGTATGCTTAGATAATTGATACCTGCTTTTACGTTTGCAAATTTATCGCACATTTGTCTATAGCGTTCTCTCAAGTCGCGGTCTAGTAATGTGACAAATCTTTCTTCGCCATATTTTAAAGAAATTTCGGCTCTGCGTTTTTCTACCTCAGCCAATAATAAATCTGCTTTCTCCTTTTGTGGGTTTTTGGGTGCTTTATACTTTTTCAACGCATAAACTCCAAAAGGGTAAATAAACACATAAATAGTTAAAACCTGAAGGTTTTTTAACTAATTTAAGTGTATATATGTATTTCATTTTATGTATTTATGTCATTTATGCGCTTCTTTATGCGTTTAAAATAACTCCCTATCTGTTGGCACATAATCGCCGTCTAGTGTTTCTTCAATAATTTTATGCTCTTCAATTAGTGCTTTTTTAGCATTAGAAAGACCCGAAGTGGTCATATCCCCGACCTGTTCGCGCAACTCTTTTTGTGTGACTGCAACTTCGTGCACTTCGCCGCCTTGATCTATTGTTTCGGCTACCTTTCTTTTATAAATATTCTGTAATGCGTCAAAAACTCTTTTTTGGTTAGTGCCTAAGCGTCTCTTTTTCTCAGGTTGTGTATAGATGCCCGTTTCCAATGCTCCGGATGTAGTGGGGTGGCCTTCTTCGTCTAATAAATCATGAAACTCACACTCTTTAAAATTAAAGCGCATATTCTCTATACCTCTGCCGTCTTTTATCAAAGTTTGTTCTAAATCTAACGACCAATCTAAATTATTAAGACCGTTGTTTTTACTGATCCTATATTCTGCGTCTAATGCAGCAGGCAAGACGCTCGACCCTCTGCCCCTGCCACCCTCTGCATGTCCGGTATGGTGTACGAGTAAAACACAGCAGTTAAATTCGTTTCTGATATGTTTATCCAAATTTGCGATGAAGCGATTCATGTCCTCTGTGCTGTTCTCGTTTCCTGGTCCGAACGACCTACTAACCGTATCAACAATGATTAATTTTGGTGCTTCCTTATATATGTCCTGTATAGCTAAAGCCTCATTTTTCATGAGTTCTATATCTAAATCGTCTAATACCTGTACACCACGCTCTGAGTAATGAAATTTGCTATCTTTAAGACTGACTTTATTAACCTTTTCCCATGAGAGTAGCCTACGACTAATGCCCCTGTGACCCTCTGCACACAAATATAATACTAGGCCTTCTTTTGTCTTTTTCTCATGCCAATTTGTACCCGTTGCCACACAACAGGCCATGTCTATTGACACAAATGATTTACCCGCTTTGGGTGCGCCAAATAGGCCGACTAAGCTATCTGTTTCAAATACATTCTTAATAAGCCATTCTGGTGGTTTTGCGTTATCTATGGCTTCTGAGGCATGAAAGAACTTAAATGGCCTTACGTCTATAGGCTTTTTATACTCAACGGCCTCCATGCCTAAGACTCCTCTAGCTTTGTTGAATGCCGACTTCCAATCTGAATTGACCTCTAATATACGCATCAGGTCAAACGCATCATGAGCATGGCCCGCTAATTGGTCCCCTCCATGATGGCTGTAAACAGTATCATCGTCTAACAAGACTACGCCTGGTGTTTTAGACGAAGAATGAGGCGACAAATAACGATCTTTGCCCTTTTGTATATACCCGTTATTTTCTAGTATTTGTGAAACGCTGTGATTTTTATTAAATAAATCTATTATGTCTGCGCTGTCTGTATCTGCTTCATATTGTCTTTGTGGTCTCTTAGGCGTAAATTGTCCGAGTAAGTGAAGCATTTTTGGTTCATACAAATCCCAGTTCTGCCATAAGTCTTTTAGTACGTCCGGCAGAACTGGTATTGCATCAAATGTAGACGGGAGGGGATTGACCCATCTATATCTGACCTGGCTTGGGTGTAGAGACGGGGGTAAAACGTCTTGACACGCTGTTCCAGTATTAGACCCACGCAACTCGAAGACTGTTATCAGGTCTTCTTCGTCTTTATACGTTAGTTTTTTTATACCTACCGGCCCAATGTCGTTAGGTATTCTAAATAGCACCTTTAGACCATCTTCTTTACCTCTATAACAAGGGTATTGATCTTTAAACGCTACAGGGTCCAGTTTAAAAAGCTCGCGAAATATTAACGCTGTGCCCGATCTTTCATCAATATCAAGGCTTACGGTCCCTGAAAGGGCATGTATAACACCGATATTATGGTTCTCCGTGAGCTTATCAATCTCAACGCCTTGCAGGCCCCAATCTAGTGTACGTGGTCCTTTCTTACCACTTGGCATGGCCACGAGTTTGAAGCCTAAAGCGTCATATTGTTTTGCTGATTCTATGATCCCCATTGAAGATCCTAAAAGGGTATATCTTCGTTAGGTTTCTCCTCTGCTACAGGTTCTGGAGCAGGCTCAGGTGCGGTTTCTTCTACACCCCAGTCACCTGGTCTATCTACCCACTTAACTATTTCAAACTGTGGGATCCTGGTAGAACCTACGTTAAATTTCTTTTCCTCAGATCCGACATACTTCAACACTGGTAATTGCTCACCTTGTTTTTCTGCAAAGATCTTTGCGTAGATAGTCAATATTCCTGTTACCGCGCCATAAGCATTAGTAGTCCAGGCATGAACACCCTTCATGTGATCTGTGTTGAAATAAAGATCTACACTTATTGCCTTCTTATGCTCCTCGCTTGGTTGTGGTTCCTTGATGTTGGTATTTGCCCACCATACGTACTCAGGCGGTGCGCCTTTTTGTATCTTGCCCCATCCTGCTTTTATATTTTGATAATCAAATATAAAGGTTGGGTTGGCATCTTCTACCTCACCATCG